TCGTCTAAAATACCTATGTCTGTATCAACTGTGAAAGTTGCTTGAGAAGTGCCATCTGTTTTCTGATTCCAATGAGATGAAACATACTCAAAACCAACTGTTTCTGTTGCAGTTGGCGTTGGTGTAATATCAAACTTCAAAGCATTACTGGATGCCTTTAATCTAAACCTTTGCGTAATACCAGAAGACAAAGCATTATTCTGATCTTCTTGATATTGCTGTGGTGTCAATGGCCCAGTAAAGGCTTCTTTATCTGTTCTATTAAAAGCAGTGTTGCTTACAAATCTGTCAAAATCAGTTGGCAAAGCATAGCTTGATGTACCACTTGATGTTGAGAAAGTATGTTCTTTAGTTAAGATAGCCCAGTTTGTGGCTCTCATTAACTGTTTGCCTTCTCTTTGACATAAAGCAAGTAATTGTCTGGCTGTCGGAGAAGTATTGCCTATTATGCTTGTTTCTCTTTCAAACCCAGTAAAATCACTGACTGCTTGACATATTGTTAGTAGACTCATTTGTTACACTTAAATTTAAAGGTTTTGTTTCTTGTTTTTTTGCAGACATACTAAGTTTTGCAATCTTCTGTAATTCAACATAAGGCTGACCTAAACCAAGCAGTTTTTCCATTTCTGCTAGGGCTAAATCTTCAACTGTTTCTATTTCTGCAAGTTCAAGTTCAACTCTTCTTGGCTCTGACATACCTGGTATATCAACTAGAGGTGAACCCTTTTTTTTCTTCTGACCTTTAGATTTTTTGTAGTTTTCCCATTCTTCTGGAAATCTTGATAAATCCTCTGGTCTTACAGGTGCTTCAAAAATATCTCGATTACCTGTAACTGATATACGAACAAAATCTTTCATCTGTCCGTTAAATTCTCTTTCATAAAACTGTGGTTTTACTGTCATATATCCTCCGAAAGTAAGGGTGGCTTTTACACCACCCTTGATAGATTATTCTGGGAAAGTACAGATAATTTCTTTATCTGAAATATCCCCTGCAATCGCACAGATATGATCTGTGGCTGCTGTAACAACATCTAACTTACCATCAGAACTTCCTGTTGGAGTTAGGTTGCTACCATCACTTCCTGCTGTTAAAGCTGCTGCCATAGTTGCAGAACCTTTAATTTGTATCCAACAATATTGTCCATCAGTAGGTGCTGATTGCAGGATACCTGCACCAATCTCTACTGAGTCTGATAAATCAGAAGTGACTTGATTGAGTTTATAGCCATCTAAAGTATAGTAATATGCTGCATTACCACTAGCTGCTGCGACTGAACCAGAGCCAGTATCATACTGAACATATTTATAAACTTTTGTTGCGTTACTCGCTACTACTGCTCCTAGCTGTCCAAGCATAAATTCTGGAGTGCTATGAACTTCTGTTGGGTCTATACCCATTACTGTGACATAAGCCATTTTTATTACCCCTTTCTATTATGTGTGGATTACGCCCTGGAGGGCTCTGTTAGAAACTGTAAGATTGCCAGACCAGAACATTGGAGTTACCATTGCATCTTGGTTGACACTCATTTTTGCTTCACCTGGAACAAAGTTTCTTGATGCTGCTACCTCAAGTCTGAGATAATCAGTATTTAAGAAATACATTCTGTTGGTGTTACAAGCACTGTCAAAAACAACATCTGAATTTAGATACTGCACTGAAGTAAATCCAGAGTTTGCTAAATCATCTGATGTAATTCTTTGTATTGCCTGCAATGAACCTAAGAATGCTTTATAAGCATTTGTTCCTGCCATAATCAAGTCTGGGCTATCTGCACCTCTAACTAATTGTAAGTAGATATTATTCATATCTGACTGAACATTAGCTGTACTGAAAGCAGAACTTGTTGCTGTGGTTTGGACATTCTGAAAGAATGTAAAAGTAGAACTGTTAATTCCACCTACTGTTCCTGTGCCACCATCTGCGACAAGTAGCTGAAGGCCACCCACCTCTTTACCATCTGAACCAGTGCCATCAGAATATAATGAAGTTGATAAACTATTCATCATAGACTTTTCTAAGACATTAATTCTAGCTTCAAGTAAATTAATGATTGCCTGTTCGCCAGAGTTCTTGATTTGCTCTAAACCAGAAATTGTTACATTTCCAGCTAATTGTTTGTAGTCAAAAACTGCTGCACTTAATACATCTGCTGGAGATACATCTAAGGTTTCATACCCAGAGTAAAACTGCACTGTACCATTATCAGCATATTCCAACTCACGAACAATATCTCTACCTGTTACAGTAGTTTGATTACCATTCTCACGCAATCTACGGAGAAGGGCATTGTGATTGCTAACATTATCTGCTAACTGTCTTGATCTGTTTCGCAGAGTGGTTGTTACAATCTCTGAAAGATTTGGACTTGCCATATCTTACCTACCTTCCTTGTTGTAGTTGATTTATTGATTGTTGTATTGTTTCTCTAATCGAAAGATTGCCTGGAAGTTTTTGCTCTGCTGGTGTTGCACTACCTCTTACTGTTGACCTTTGAGTTTTTTTGGCTTTTTGCACTGCTTCTGTTTTTACCTGGCTTTTACTTGCTTTCTTAACTTGAGTATCAATCATAGTCTTTCTCAAATTTGGGTCTGCATAAACAGCCATTTCATAAGCAGATGGTAAGTCTTTAGCCTTTTGAGACTGAATTAAAACTCCCATCACCTGCCTTACTTCTGGAAAGTGTGGATGTTTTAAAGTACCAGTTTCATCTTTCTCGTTTGCAAATTGGTCAATCATGGATTGAGTGCTCTGCTGCTCACTTTGCATCTGTTGATTTTGTTGTTGTTGTAAATATCCTTGTAACTGGGCTACTTGCTGTTTCAAGTTTTTTACTTCTGGGTCAGTATAATCATCTTCTGCTGTGTCATCATTGACTGCTGATAAATCAACCCCATAATTGGTAGCTAACCAAGTTATTGCCTGTTTGGGGTCTTTTTTTAAATAATCATGTGCTGCAAAAAGTTGTCTTATTGCACCGACCTCATCTATACCAGCCCTTTCAAAGTCTCCCATGAATGGACTAATAATCTTTGTTACCTCTTCCTGTCTGTTTCTAAATTTAGACAGGGCTTGGGTTTTCTTTGTGTAATCAGCTTCCATCTGATTGTGTCTCTTTAAAAATAGTTGCTGAGACTTTGAGGGTAGCTGGTTAAAATCTTCTTTAATTTCTTTTGACCAGTGTTGTGGGGCTTCTAATTTTTCTTCGGTCTTCCCTTCTTCTTCTGCACTGGTTTCACTTTCTGTTTCTTCTGTGTCTCCAGAATCTCCATCTTCGACAGAGTTGCTGTCTTCTTCTGAAACCTCTGGATCAGTTTCATTATCATTTTCTTGATCTTGCTGAACATTGTCATCCTCTTTCTGTTCCTGTGGTTGTAATTCAGCCAGACTTCTGCTTAGTGTTTCTGCTACTGTCTCTGATACTGGCTGCTGAGATACTGGACTTTCTGGTGCAGTATCTTGAGTGTTATCAAGTGATTGTGTTTCGTTCATTTTAATAAATGATTTTGTTCATTCCCTATTTCTACAAAGTTATTTTTACGCAAAAACTCTCTGTGCTGTGATCTTGATGTAATCCAACCTCTATCTTTCATATTCTGATAAGGCTCGATATCACGCATGATATTCACACTGTTTGCTTTTGCACCCTTAGATTTTTCAACAAGATTTCCGTCTTGGTAAATATATGTTGTTTTCATCTCATCAACATATTTGCCACTTGTTGCTGCATCTCTGCATTCATCTTTCGTCTTGGTCTTTGGAATGTACCTAAAGCAGATACAAACTCATCACCAAAAACCTTTGAAAGAACTCCCATGAGTGGACTATCCACTGCTTCTCTTATGATTTCTTTTTCCTGTTCAGACAGACTGTTATAATTCTCTGCTGCCATTTCCATATCTATGTTCATACAAAATCCCTTGGGTTGCCGAATAAATTAAGGTTAGGTGCTGCACTTGATGGCTGAGTTAGGTTTCTTGTACCTAGTAAGTCAACAAGTGTGTTTGGTGCATAGCCATAAGGCTGAAATAAATTACCTCTACCAGAATATAAAAAGAATGGATTTTGTAACACATTCAAAGCAAGATCATCACTTACTGGTGGTGTTACTGGAGGTGTATCCATTTCTGCTGTTGTTCTTCTTCTAAACATATTCTGATTGTTATTATCTCCACCCCCATCATCTTGAAAGAAACTTGGCTTAGGATCAATTTCTGGTCTTCCAGTAAATACTTGTGCTTCTGGTAAAAGATTTTGCAGTGCCATTGGCAGCAAACCTGCTTGCCTTGTATCGGCTAACCTACTTGTAACACCACCTATTGTTCCATCTGGGTTGTAAACTGGACGATTTCCAAGTGCCAATTGTCTTTCTATTTCTTGTGACAAAAAAGGAAAAGACTCAAATTCAAATCCTACATCTATTCTTTCTGTATTTGGATCAAAGCCAAGTTCATCAATATTGAATTGCTCTTGTGCAAATGTTGGGTCTGCTTGCACTTGCCTTGCTTGGACATTAGGCATAGAAGGACTATCTGTCTGACCACTTACAATTTCAGATGCAAGTTGTTGTCCAGCAGCATATCTTGTATTTATATTAGGATCATCAGAAAACCCAACAGATTGACTTGGATCACTAACATTTGTATCACTTCCACCAAAATTTCCAGTTTGCTGATCTTGGAATCTTTCTTGTGCTTCTATGGTTTCATCAGACTGAGATGAACTTTCACTACCCATTATAATCTTACCTTTTTAATTAATCCGTTTTTTGTTCTTTTAAAATTGACGATATGTTTTCCATATAAATCTGTTAGATGCTTTCTGCCTTCTGACATTAGGCTTCTTACATCTCCAAAAGGGCAAACAATGTCTATAAGCCATAAATTATCGCCACCTTTAAAATCATGGCTTTCAATAATCTTTTGGCCTTTTAAATATTTCTGGTGGTTTTCTTCATTGAGCCAAGCCCAAGTCATAAAACCTAAAGGATGTTTTTTGCCTTCCCATATTCTAAAATTCTGACTGGCAATAGCTGGTATCATCACCCTAAAACAATCCTGCACTCTATACACATGATGCTGTCTTGAGTGACCCATCAACCATACTATTTTACCAAGTGCTTCACTATTTGAAATCATCCACTAACCAATTTAGCTGCATCAATCTCTAATTTTTGTTGTTTCAAGGCTACATCTGCCTGTGTTTTCTGCCTGTCTAAATCCAACTTCGCAATTTTAACCTGTGCATCAGCCTGTGCCTTTTGAGTGTCAGCCTGTACTTTTGCAGCTTCTACCTCAACCAGTTTATCAGCAGGATTAGCCTGTGGTTGTGGTGGCTGTAAATCATCAAGTGTTTCTTCTAATTCTCTTGCACCAGGAAATGACCTGGCTGCAAACAATAACATGGTTTTAGCCTGGTCAAATCCCAATGCTCCAGAGGATACGAGAGGCCCTACACTCTGAAGAAATTGAACCATTGCTGTTAAAAAATCTGTTCTTCTCTGTTGGTCAATCGCAGTATCTATTGCAGAACTTTCCTCAGTATCAACTGAAATCCTATAACTTCTTAAACGATCATCTTTCATCACAGCTACAGTTTCTGGTGAGATTTGAATAGATGTAATCTTTTCTAATAAATCTGGCTCTAAATTTTCTACAATCAGTTCAGCTTTCATCTCCATGATTTCATCAAGAAATCTCTCTAGTCTTTTCTGTCTGGTTATCATACGCATTGAACCAAACTGACCTTTTATTCTCTGAGCAGTTGCAGTTTCCCTTGAAGCTGACTGACCTCTCATAATGTCAGAGATACCAGTTAACTCATAAATCGTGTCAATTACAATTCTTCTTGACTGATATAAAGCAGTTAATGCCTTGATGAGATTATCAAGAGGGGCTTCCTGCATAACACCACCGATACCACCTGCATTCTGTAACATAGCCATGTTATCAACTGGTATAAACTCATTATCATCTGCATCTGATAATCTTATCAATTCCTGGAAAGAAGCATCATAAACACCTCTTCTTTTCAAGGCTTCTGTTAATACACCTATTCTCTGCGTAATAATATCAAGTTCAGTCAACTGATCTTCGTAGATCAATATTTCTTGTACTGGTAATGTTGTATCTGTTGTACTTACACCATATAAAGG